CGCAAAGATGCCAGCGGATTTACAATTGACAGCAGTAAACTTAAAACAAAAGATAATGAGCAAATCAAAGCAACAGTTTAACCACGCGCGCAAATATGCGCGGGAAATAAAAAGGCTTTATCCAATTAATAAAGCTTTGCAAATATTAGAGGACAATAAAGAAGAGCCGCCCAAATATTATTTAACCAATAGCGGCGATTTTATTAAACGAATTCAAACGAGAGAATTTATAAAACTTACAAAATGAAAACAGAAAACGAAAACACAAACGAATTAAAACAGGTAACGCGCCACGTTGAAATATGCGGGCGAATGTTACCACAAAAAGAAAACGATAGAATATATGTAGATTTTATCACTAATGATGCGACTTGCTTTGGTGGTGATCAAGATGAAGAGCTTTATAGGTTTTGCTTTACCCCTGTTGACTTTTTAGAATGGTTTGACAGTGACAGTATAAACCAAATTAAACAACATATATTTAAAAAATATTGCACCTAAAATAAAAATTAAATAAAATCG